AGCCCCACCGGCCGGGCCGTGGTTCGCCCACGCGGCCGGTGGGGCTTATCAGCGGAAAAGCATCGGCAGCGCTAGGTCATCGCTCCACGATCTCTTTCACCGCCGCGAGTTTGCGTCGGCAGTCCTCGCCGGCGTCGGCGACGGCGATCATGTAATCGGCAAGCTGCGCGTCGGTTTTAATTTTCGCCGGCGGCGCTGGTTCGGGTCGGCAGCTTAGGAGCGACGCGGGCGCTTCCAATTTAGTCGGCGGCGCGGGGGGCGCGCTGGCGCATGCCGTCAAGCATAGCCCGGACGGCAGGTGAAGTAGCACAGCTCGCAGTGGTCGGCGCGGCATGGACGGCTTCCCGAATCATAGTCGACTGCTCGGCACGCTTATTCGCCGAATCGGCCGCCTCTTGCAAAGAATTTACGACGCGCTGGTGCTGCGCCTCGATCTCGGCCATCTGCTCGTGGAGCATCCGCACCTGCAGCTCCGCCTCGTCCGCCCGGCGGATTTCATGGCGCGCATACCCAAGCCCGGTCAGCACCGCCAGCCCGATCGCGACGTAAATCGGGGTTTTGGTGGACCCGCCGCCGGTGAACAGCGAAAACAGGAAGTTCATCTTCTATCCCTTCGGCGGGCAAGGGGCCGCATCCGATGGGGCGGGCTCGGTTATGCTCTTCAGCCGCAGCCCGGCACCTCCGCCGGCGAGGAGGCCGGCCGCCCCTGTGGCCCACGAGATGAAATCCAGCGCCCCCTGCGGGTTCTGCCAGATATGCCAACCCGTCAACGCGACGTAGCAGACCGCCATTTTGGCCCACAGAATGCGTCCCAGGTCGACGGTCTTGTTGTCGATCCCGGTGAACAGATCGTGGAAGACCTTGCTGAGGGTCATGTGTGTTTCCCGAGGAAATATTGCACGACCTGCGCCAACGCCGCGCCGATGATCGCCGAGAACCCCAGCAGCGTCTTGTAGCCGCCCTTCAGCTCGGCAAAGGAATGCCGGAACTCGGCCAGCTCGGTTTTGATCTCCTTCACGTCGACGCGCATTTCGTCGAGCGAAGCCTTCAACGAAGCCAGCTCCGCTTCCATTCGGCCAACGTCGCGCTGCAATTCGTCGGTGCCCATGATCTTATCTCCGCCGGTAAATCACAGGTGGTTGAGGCACGTCGTAGGCGCTCAGGTCTTCGGGCACGAATTGCGTTTGACCGTGCGGGATTGCCGCTCGTAACAGCGCAAGGGCTTTTACCGCAGGTTCGTCCAGCTTGGCCATACCGCCACTCGCCGCCGCGCCGGTGTTCTCAAGAATGGAAATGAGCGCCGACGGGTCCTCCGCAGACAAAGCTTTAGCCATGGCCAGCTTGGCTTGGTTCGCCGGCAATTTGGCGAACATCTTTTCGGCTAAGTTCGCCCCGATCTGCGCGATTTGCAGCGACGCGCCGGCACCGCCATGCCCGAGCCCGCTTTCGCTTGCCAGACGCGCGCCGATGATACGCGCCGCAGCCTTGGCGAGCGTGCCGGGCTCGGTGCCGAAAGCGTTGATCTTTATGCCGGAGACTTGGCTTGCTTCATTGGCAAGACCTTGGCCGATGAGAGCGTCGATCCGCGCATGCTGCGTGGCGTTGATGACGCCGCTCTTGCGAAGAGATTGAAGCAGCGACGGGCCGTTGGGCGACAACGGCGAGTTCAGCATGTCCGCGGCTTTGCCGTAGGTGAACTTGCCGTTCGAGGGGGTCATCACGTGCTCAAGCACCGCCGCGCGAAGCCCGCCGACTGCTTCGTCCCCACCGCTGCGTGCAAGCGCCGCGAGCTTACCGATATCCCGCACCGGGTTGGCGCCGTTGACCGCGGCGGCAACCGCATCGGCCGGATTTTCGCCGGCGGCAAGAACTTTCGAGAACGCAGCCTGCCTATCGGCAAGCTTCCTCGCGTCGGCGGTTTGCTGCGTCACGCTCTGGAACGCGCGTTCCGCATCCCGTGCCGCCTCGAGCTGGCGGCGATACTGCGGGAACTGGTCAAGCACCGAGCCGTTGTTGCGGATGAACGTATCGACTTGGTTCGGGCTGATGCGACCAGTCGCAGGGTTGATGACCTTCTCCGACATCGACCGAAGAAAATCACCTTGCACCCCTTGCATCTCGGGGTTGTTGGCAGCGGTCCGAAGTTCCTGCAACTGCTGCGACGCCTGCTGCGGCGGCCCGGCCACCGCGCGCTCGAGCGTCAGTTCCGGACGGATGCGATCGGCGCCCGTCGCCTTCGTCCCAAGCACATCGCCGGCAAACGACCGGGAGAACCGATCATTTAACTCATAAGAGAAGGTCCGCGCCCGGGCAACGGCGCCGCCGCCGGCGCTCGACATATCGTCGAGAAGCCCGTCAGCGACTGCATTCAAACGGCGAGCCGTCTTGAAATCGTTGTTGGCGCGGGCGCCCCTGGCTTCCTCGAGCAAGTTGCTGCGGAGGTTTTGCGCATCGCCGAGGGTAACTGGCTCGGGCGGGGTCACCACCTGCCGCGTTATAGGCCGGCCGTTGGCATCGAGGAGGCCGGTCTGCACCGTGCTAGTGGTCGGACCTTCGGTGGCGGCGTTGAAGCGCGACATGACGCGCTCCAGCAGAGGATTGAGGCTTTCCTCCGGCAGCATCTCGGCTCGGATTTTGTCGAAAGCCGCTGCGGTATTCGACGGCACGATCTCCGTCTGTTTGGGCACGGCGCTCCAGAGTTGGCGTTCCGTCGCGCGAGCATCCGCCAGGGCGTCCTCGAGAATGTCGCGGGCCTTAGTGTTCAAGGCGGTCCGCTGCGAGGGAGAGTTCGGCTGCACGGGGCCAAGCGCGGCCTGCGCCTTGCTTTCGGCGGTCGTAACCAAGTCATCCAGCCGATTGGCGAACGCCCGCTGCCAATCCGCAGCGGCCTTTGTCAGGGCTGCCTGTTTGCCCGGCGCGAATGCGGTCCTCACACCTTGCTGCAGGTTTTGCTGAAAAGTTTGTTGTCCTTGCTTGATGGCGTTCGTGATGTCGGGGTTCTCGTTCGCGAGAAAGTCTTGCACGCCGGTAATCGCGCGGCTGCCCGTGCGCTCGCCGGCGGTCAAACCACCGACTGCCGACGGTTCCTTCAAACGGGCGATGATAGCTTCGGGGTTTTCGCCGGCCTGCTCAAGCACTGGTCGTAAGGCGCGGCCCGCAGCAACTTGAGCGCCCGCTTCCGTTTGCGTGGTGAAAGGCTCCGTCAGCCTATTGGCGGCATTCGTAGCCGCGCTCGTGCCCTGTTTGCCGCCGGCAGTCGCGAGACCCGTTAAGCCACCGCCGGCGAGTTGCCCGATGATTTGCGCGATCGGCGACCCAGGCGCGATAATTTCGGCGCCATACGCACCGACACCCTGGCCGAGCGCCACAGGCGCCTGCGATGCAAGGAAAGCGCGCGGATTCGCCGCTTGGGCGATTATCTGGTTGGCGATATCTTTGATCGCGCTACCAGTCGACGCGCGTGCGGCGTTGGCTGCTTCGGCGGCGCCTATCCGCGCCGCCCCGGCGATCGGCGCCGCTACCAACGGGAGGTTGCCGCCTAAGACCTCCCCCAACCGCGCGTTGGGGCGGTAAGCTTCGGGGACTTCATTGATGTTGTTGTAGACAGTCGGGCTGTTGACGCCCAACAGAGATTTCAGGGGTCTGTTGACGGCGTTGATGATGTCCTTGATGTTTTGCGAACCAAGGAACGGCCTGTCGGAGACAGGCATACCGGCCATCGCAAGGCCGGCATTGACTAGATCGACCGGCGCGCCAAGAACATCCGCAAGACCCGAGTAGAACCCCTGCGACCCATGGTAAATGGACGCCCCGATGCCCCCGCCTTTTCGGGCGGGCTCAACCGAAAACGGGTCGTGATCGACTGGCGTCAGCTTGCGCCCCGTTGCATCGCCCTTTTCGGCGAAAGGGTCGTAATCGACAGGTGTCAAAGTTCGAGGTGGCGAAGCTTGTGTGTAAGCTTGCAGGAACGCTTGCGGGTCTGCCATCAGTCGAGCCTCAGATATTGACCGGGGCGCTCGGGATCGGGAACGTATAAGTTACCATCCGAAGCCCGCCTCGGAACATTGGCCGCCGGCGCGGGAGACCGCGCTTCGGATGGAGCAGACGCAACTGGTTTCGCCTGCGCCGAGGTAAGCGGGGGAGCGGTGTTCATGCTGTTGAGCATGACGCCAAGGTTATCCCGCACTCGGAAAAGGTCTTGCAGATTCGTCGCCGCCGCTTGCTTTTGGCGCGAACTGTAGCCAATGTTGTCCTCGTCAATGATTTTTCGGAGGTTTGCGATTTCCGAGTTGATTTGTGCTTGAACCGCCGTCAGCTGCTTGTAGGCTCCGGACCTTCCGGTAAGTACGTTTCCTTCTTTTGGAAACGCCGAACGAAGCTGCTCATTCAAGACTTTAGTATTACGCCCCGGCATATCCACTGCCAACGCGCGTATCGCATCCTGCCGGACAAGGTTATAATTCGCCGCAGCCTGGGCCGCGGCGCCGGCGTCTCGGCTCATTGTGTTGCCGAGTATGTCCTGCGCTTTGCCTTCTAAATGAAGCACCGCACCGCCAACGCCGAAAATGTCCCCGTAAGGAAGGTTGGGGTGAATCGAAGAATTAGGATACGGGTTCACCTGCGCGGAATTTCCATTCGACAGGATACCCGGATTGGACGCGCCTCCCGCAGGTGCGCCTCCCGCAGGTGCGCCTCCCGCAGGTGCGAGCCCAAAGGACGCGGGACCAGTAGGGCCAATCGGTTTAGCCTCGCCGCGCAATTTGTCGACGGCGTAAAGCACGCCGTTGGGGCCGGGTTGGACTGTGACAAGACCATACACGGACGCAATCGCAGTCCTTGGGTCGACACCTTGCGTGATCAAAGCTTGAATTTCGCGTTGTTTGTCCGTTGGCACAGGCATCGACGAATGAATCTGCGCTTGTGTGTAGGCCTGAAGAAACGCTTGCGGATTGGCTTTCGCGTATCCCCGCATTTCAGCAGGCAGATTGTTTTCGTTTTTATTAACCCAATCTATGGCGTTTTGATAAGTAGCCCTGTCCCGATCAGCGGCTGTTTGCGCGGCCATTGCCTGCGCCTGCGTCAGCGGCACGCGCGCGTTGGCTTCGGCCGCCTGCGCTTGCTTGAGCTGCGCCTCGATCGGCAGGTTCGCCAACTGCCCCTTCATGAGCGCCGCCTGCGCCGCGATCTGCGCGAGCTGCTGCTGCCGCACGCGGCTCTGCGTCGCCGCGTCGATCTGTTGCGACATCTGCGTCGGCACGTTGCCGAGCTGCGCGAGGTATTTCGCACGGTCCTGCGGCGACATCTTCTGGCCCGCCGCGAGCAGCAGCGCGCCGATAGAGCCGATGGTGTTGTAACCGATCAGGCTACGCTGTTGCGGCGTCAGGCCGAGCTGGTCGTAAGCAGTCTGATCCTGCGCGGTATCATCATTGGCCATCACCAAAAGTCCCCGCTAGCTACATTCGCGTCGGCGGCCGCTGCGCCTGCCGCACTGGTGCCGAGGTCCTGCGCGGCGATATCTGGATGTTGACCGCCGCCGACCATTTCGCCGTTTCGATAACTCGCTAGCAGCGACGCCGCCCTAGCCTGATCCTGCTGCGTCGTGTCCGGTTTGGCGGCCGGCGCGCCGTTGATCGCCGTCGCGGCATCGGTGAACGTCGTCGGCAGCGCCGTCCAGTCGGTCCGATAAACCGCCGGCGGGTTCGGCTGGAAATAAGAGCCCAGCAAGCCGCCCACCTGCTGCGCCAAGGTGGGGTTGTTCTGCATCGCGGACAGCAGGCCCGGGACGAGCAGGCTCTGCGCAAGCTGGGCCTGCAAGGCGTTGGATAGCGCCTGGTGCGTCGGGCCGTAATACTGCGGAACGCCCGGCAGCATGCGCGGCATCGTCGGCATCTGCTGGGGCATCATAAGCTGCTGCGCCGCTTGGACGTAGAACGCGGGGTCGATCGTGTAAGGATAGATCGACGACCCCGGCTGCGTCGCGCTGGCGTTCGGCGCGGGTGTCATTGCGTCAGCCATAGATGCTTTCTCCAAGGAGACCAGGGATCGCGAAGCCGTTCATCCGCGGGCGGTGGATTTGACCGGCTTGGATTAGCTGCGGTTGACTGCTCAGCCCAAGCCCTTGCGCCAGCAAGCCCATCCCCTGCGACGTCAGCCCGGCAAATTGCCGGTCCTGCTCTTGTTTCTGCTGGTTCTGTTGCAGTTCTCGCAGGTAGGATCGCTGATTGCCCTCCGAAACGATGCGGGCAAGACGCTCTTGATCAGATTGGCTCAGCTGCTGACCGGCGTTGCCTTCCGATCCCGCAGCGGCGGCTGGATCACCGGCGCCCCCAAACGCCGACGCCGCATCGGCGAACCTACGGCCCCATTGGTCCACGAATTCGCGCGAAGTCATATCGGCCCTGCCACCGTTGCCGACGATCACCGACCGCGCCAGCCCCGGGGAATGAAAGCGCGCGATCGTGCCGATCGCATTCGCCTCGGGGTTCGTCAGCAACGCATGGGCGCCCGCGGGCCCCTGTTGAAGCGCGAGATATGCTTCGCTCGGTGTTACATCGCGGCCCAGCTTCCCCGACAGGTGCGAAGCGTAGTTCTTGTAGAGCCCTAAAAACGCATCGGTGTTGGCGGCCGGGTCGAACACGTCGCCGTTGCCGTAGTAGCCGAACTCGTTCGTGCCGAGCTGAAAAAGGCCCTTGTATTGGGTTGCCTTGCCTCGATTCGCGTTTGGGTCGAACCCGGACTCGATCTTCGCGACCGCGAGCGCAGTCGCCGGGTCGACGCCCGCCGCCATCGCCTTTTTCCGAATGAGATCGATAATGTCGTTTTGGGCCATCACCTACCCGCCAACCAGTTGAACAGCGACGTCCCGCCACCCATCAGCGAGTTGACGCCGCCGAGAATGCCGACGCCCGTGCCCAGGGCGCCGAGACCCATCATCAGTCCGTTCGAGGACGCCGGCGAGGTTTGCGTCGTGGTTTGGCCGTACGGCGTCATGCCCAGCGCCTGCAGCGGCAGCATGAGCTGCTGGATCGGATACTGCTGCGCGGCCTGATAAGCCTGCATCCGCGCGTTGATCTCGTTCTGGGTTTGGTTTTGGGCGGCACCCTGGCCGGTCAGCGCGGCGCCGAGACCCGTCAGGAACGACTGCTGGCCCTGTTGAGCCAAACCACCAAGCGAGTTTGCCGCCTGCAGGTCCAGCCCCGCCCCCTGCATGCCGGCTTGCTGGTTTGCGAGCTGCCCCTGCAAATTGCGGTTGAGATCGTTCTGCGCAGCCTGTTGCGCCTGCGAGAAGTTCTGCGCCTGTAGCTGGGACGCGAGATTACCAGCCTGCAACGCAGCGGCGGCATTGGCGATGCCTTCGGCTACGCCCTGCCGCGAACCGCCGAAAGCACCGGTCTTGATCGCCTGATCCCCGATATTGTTCAGCGACTGCTGCAACTGCGAATTGATCGCCTGCATCCCGGAGTTGATGACGTTCTGGGTGTAGGGGTTCATGTAGCTCGAAAGGTTGGTGCCCGCGAGCGTCCCGGCGTTGACCTGATCCGGGGTGTAGCCCGTCAAACCCGCCGCCGCGCTCTGCGCCGCGGCGAAAGCAGGGTTGGTCGAGCCGATGTTGTTCTGCAGCCCGGCGATATCCGCTAGCTGGCCGCTGGTCATCCCCGCGACCATTGGCCCCTGATAGGGACCGGCCATGTTCTGCGCGACCTTGTAGGCGGCATTCAGGTTCGTCTGCGCCGCATTCTGAACCCACTGGGGCAGTTCCGTTTGCTGCGTAACCGTTTGGGAGCCACCACCTTTGGACATCAGACCAAACCTTTCAGATCGAACGTCATCGCCACGTGCGCTTTTTCCCAACCTAATTTCGGCAGGACTTTCTCCCACCCGAGCCTTCCAACCGCAGTCATGCGCGAGCACCCCTGCGACAACCCAAAAGCAACCAAGTCCGGTTGCAAAGCCAGCACCGCGTCCTTCAACCCCGCCGCGATGAAGACGTGCAACGTCCTGATCCGCGGCGACTGCACGATCTCCGTGATGCAGACGCCGCCGGCGTTGTAGAAAATTTGGAACTTGCCCTCGATCAAACCGTGTCTGACGTCATCCCAGGAGTGGGTATTCCCGCCGTGGGCCAGCGCCTTTTCGATGCGCCGGATGATTTCGTCAGGTGGCAGACCGTCGTCAGATATCTCTTGTTTTGCCACTGTTGAGCGTCGCTTGCACGACCCCCGTATCCGATACCGATATCGTATAGACGCTTTTGTTCGGCGATAGCAAAAGGATATGCGAAACTGCCGTGTCTTTCGACACGATAGACAGGAACGCCCTCTGCAATGCGCCGATCAATGCCCCGAGGAAAGGCTGGTTCGGCGGCGCGGGAGGAAGATTGACGTTCATCGGCCGGGTCCGTTTGCCACGTCGAACCGCATCTTGCCAACGCCGAACGGCCCATCCTGCGCCGCGATGAACCGCATGCGCGCCTCGCGCCCGCTAACCCGCACGTCGGTGTAACCGTCGGCACGTGGCGTATAAGGCCCGAACGTGCGCTCGGCGCCTTCCGGGGCCATGCGGGTGAAGAACTGCATTCGCAGGGAGGTCGCCCCCGTGCCGGTAGCCGGGAGCGCCTGACGAATCTCGATGCCCTGGTCGCCGCTACCCAAACCCAGCGCACCGGTCTCGGCGTAGACTTGGCCCACCCGCGTCACGCCGGAATCGGTGTAGCCGACCTCGTGCTGGAACACGTTGCCGTCGGCATCGCCCATGATCGGATACTTGAAGACTTCCCCGGGCGCCATGGCCGTGCGGGACATGTAACCCCAGGCCCACCAGCTCTCTTGGTAGTTCCAGATCACGTAGCGGTTCGGCGTCGTGCTGCCGGCCGTGGCGTAGAACCACCAAATCTCCGGGTGGGCGCCATTATCGCAACCGTGGATGCCGAACGGCCCATAAACCGGGTCCATCTCGGCTACGATTTCGTCCCAAAACGGGCATGGCAGCGGCTGGATGAAACCGCCCGAATAGAGCTGGAACCCCGTGCGCGACGGCCAAACCGCCTTTCCGTTGAACGTGGCGACGCTGTCCGGGTTGAACATCTCGGCGTCGCCGATGTAGGTGAAGCCATAGTTGTAGGGCTGGCCGACGAACTGCGCGAGGTAAGCCTCGGAATACGAAAAGATCAGCACGCCCTCGCGCACAACCACACCCTTCAACAGCGGCGTCCGCATTGGCAAATCCTGGTAGCCGGCGGTGTTGGTCGTGCTCGCGAAGTTCCAATCGCTGTAGTCTTCGCGGGACGACCACGCCACCCGGCGCAGCGTGCCGCTACTGCCGGTCTGGCCGATCGCCATGACGTAACGCTCATTTGTGACCAGCGCCGCCCCGTTGCCGGTTGGCGCGGTCGAGATCACCGTGGGCGCGGTCGTGGGCGTCGAGCTGGCGTAGTAGAACAGCCGCCCGTCGGCGTTGTTGGTCAGGATCACGTCCTGGCCCCAGTTGGCGAACGTCCAGTAGGCATAGGGCGAATAGATCGGCGACGGTTGCGGCCGATGCGTGCCGTAGGTGCCGACGCCATAACCGAACGTGCCGTAGCCGCCATAGGCGCCAATCGTCGACAGCGACACCAGCCCCGACGGCGTGATGTCCGCGAACCCGGACTGCGACAGCCACAGCTTCGACGTCGTACCGACCAACGTGAACAGGTTGTTGGAGTTGTCCCGGAATACATGCAATTTGCGCACGGAGCTGTCCAACGGCGTGCCGGTGATGCGCTGGTTGCCGCCGATGGGCAACAGCGTTCCGGCCTTCCACCGCACGAGGTTCGTATCCCACCACGCGCCGGGCGTATCGTAGGGCGTATTCGCGCGGACAATGCCCGGCGGTAGCTGGACGGGAATTAGCATATTAGCGTCAGTGCGCGTTCGCGCACCTCCTGCACGCGGCGGCTCCAGCCTTTGCCGAACCACCGGTAAGTTGGAATCGCAGCGAGAAATTCCTGCCGCGCCTCGCTGACTGCCTCCACCAGCCCGCGTGGATCATAGGCTTGGATGGCAGCAAGCGTGAGCGGCCCTAGCCAGCCGTCCACGGAAGTGTCGACTATGCGCTGGATCGCTTTCACGGCACGTGTAACGCCGGAATTGACGCTGAAATCGAACAGCACATAGTCAACCCCGCTCGGCAGTAGGTCGCCCTGGAGCTTATCCCAATAGCGCGCCTTGTAAAGCGGCTCCACCTCATCTTGGGTGAGACCGCGCATCTCGTCCTCGGTGGGGTTGCGGCCCACCCACGAAGCCCAGGCGTAGTGGGTAACACCCCAACAAGTCATGCCGCCGGGATCATGGGCGTCATCGCAATAGCCGCCCTCATGATCCATCAGCCAAGCAAAGCACTTGTCGAAGTTTTGGTTCATTAGAGCTTCGCAGCCGCAATGAAGAAATTGTCGACGTCAGTTGAGGTTTTGCCCGCAGCGTTCATAAGCTGATTCAGCAGCGGGTAATCGCGATCATACTCATACCGCGCGAAGTCGATCTTCGCCTGTATCTGATCCATCGGCGAAAGCGTGTCGATGAACGACGCGACCATTGCCGGTGGCGTGGAGCTTACAGCCATCGCAACCGCTTCATCCGGGGAGATGAGCGACATGGCGAAAAGCTCTTTCGCAGCCTGCGGGCGAGTGATTGACTTAGGAACGACCGCTGCGGGCGGCGCATAAGCACCAATCGCGCCGTATTTTCCGGCGACGAGATCGGTATAGAGCACGCGGCCCAGCTCCTCGACGTCGTTCGGGTTTGCCGTGAACGGCATCGGGCTCGAAAAGCCCTCAAGTTCAATCTGGCAATCGATTATGCTGTTGTCGGCAGCCGAGTAAACCGGGTTTGAGACTGAAAGGAGATTAGGCACGGGTGTGTTCCTTCAGTTAAGAGATGCGCAGAAACAAGGAGGCATAAGATGAAGGCGCGTATCCCATGCACCGCCATGTCCCCGAGGGGGCATAACCCGCAGTATTTCCAGTATTGTCTGAGGGACGAAGGTTCGAGCCAGCAACAGTGTCTCCGTTAATAAGGGGGCCAACAGTAGAAGTTGCAAAAAGGTAAGTCCCCACGGCTGAAGCGGTCGTTTGGACGTTGACCGTTACCGCACCCGTGGTCGAGGACACCGTGATGCCCGTGCCGGCGCTAACGGACGTGACGCCGCCGGGCGAAGAGTTAGCGATCGTGATCGCACCGGCGGCGTTGGTGATGCTGATGCCGGTACCGGCGGTGAGGGTCGCAGCGGTGTAGTTCGTGCCGTTGCCGATCGGCACCGCGCCGTTGGCGGGGGTTGTCGTGATGCCCAAGCCGCCGTTGGCAGGCACCAGCGTGCCAGCAAGCGTCAGAGAACCCGACGTCGTGACCGGGCCGCCGCTGAAGGAAAGCCCCGTCGTGCCGCCCGAAGCATTGACCGAAGTGACCGTGCCGCCGCTGTTGGTGGCGGCAATCGTAATCGAGCCCGCGCCGTTCGTGATTGTCACGTTGCTGCCGGCAGTCAAGGCCGTGCGGGTGAAACCGGTGCCGTTGCCGATGTCGATTTGGCCGTTGGCCGGGACGGAGGTCAGGCCGGTGCCGCCTTGCGCGTAAGACCAAGGTGAGGACAATGTCGCAGAACCAGCCGAAAGCGTGCCGGATACGGTCAACGCGCCGGATACGGTCAACGTGCCGCCGACGGCCAGCACCTTACCCGAACCAACTTGCAAGCCGACCGACGTGCCGCTACCCGCACTGGCGAAGATGCCGTCGAGCGCGGTCAGATCGTTGTTGAGGTCCGTGCCCCAGGCATCGGTGTCGCCGCCCACCTGGGGCAGCGTCAGGTTCAGGTTGGTGGTGTAAGTGTTCGGCATTTACTACGCTGCCTTCTGCCAAGTGTCCGTCCCGGGCGGGATCGCAGTCCAAGAGGCGGACCCGTTAGGCACCTGAGCCCACGAACCGGGTCCGTTGTTCGAGTTCGTCCAGGTCTGGGCGGGGGCGGGTTGGTTGGACCAAGTGTCCGTTGTCCCCGGCGCGGGTTCCCATTGTTTCCGCGCATTCGCCGACGTAGCCGACGCAGCGGAAACCGACGCGGAAACAGCGCGCAATCGAGTAATTCGCGCCGACGCATTCGATACCACACTCGTCGCGCCGGATACAAGGCGCACCGCGGTTGGAACGGCGGTCGCCGCGGAGGTCGATACCATCGCGGCAGCGCAAGTTTTGATGTTCTGCGCGACTAGGGCGGCGGTGTCGGTCGGCTCGGTCGCGGCAAGCGCAAACGACGTGGTGGCATTCGCAGCGGCCGCCACCGTATCTGTGGGTTCTGTCGCGGCAAGCGACACATTCCACACCGACGTGGCGGCGAAAGCCGCGGTGTCGGCGGTTTCGGTGGCGGCGAGGGACGCGATAGTCGTTGCCGTCGCGGCAAACGACGCAGCGTCCGTAATTTCCGTCGCCGCGATGACGGCGCTGGTTGTGGCAGCCGCCGCAAACGTCGCGGTGTCGGTGGTTTCGGTGGCGGCGAGGGACGCAGTTGCCGTGATACCCGCTACGAC